GCAGAGGCAGAAACAAAGAAAAGAGTGATGATGAGGAGCTGCCAAAAACGGGGTCCCGGATTCAGCTCAACATTCACCAACTGCAATAAAAACGGCATGGCATCAGCTTTGGAGTGGAGGACAACAGAGACAAGAGGTCGGCATAAGGGATCACGCGCCACAGTTAACAACGTGTCATCAGACAGCGTTGGCAGAAAGGCGGGACTCTCAAGACCGAGCATCAAGCTCTGAAACATTTGTTGCGAGTAGCAGTAATCAGGTTTGACACGCGCCATCTCGTCACGCAATTGTTTGAATTTGTCATCCACAAAGCAATATTCCAGCATCATAGAGAGCAACTGCTCAGGATAGAATTGCAATTTCTTGCGTTCTTTCCTAGTCAGCATGTAACAGTGCTTCTCCCAATTTTGTGGCACTGGCACCCAGATTCCTTTGTGTTGCTTGAAACCGTGAGAACAGAACACTCGCGTGCTCATGTTGCCAAGCGAAATCTCCTTACACTTGAAACCATAGCGCCTTAGCCAGTCCTGATACTGAGCGACGGGGATCCCACGCATTCGTTCTAGCGTGTCATCACCAATCGCAATGAGTTTGTGGCGCACTGGGTCATAGACCTTGTGCTCCTCAAAACAGAATAAAACTTTCAAAATCACTTGCATTCGAGAGTTTCCTGAGATCGTGATCATTGATCCAGACCGAACGATTCCAGGGAGGCCAACATCTTGGACAAGGATGGTGCCATCAGAAAAAATAACTCTCGAAACCAAAAGAGATTGGTAGCAAGCCCGCAGGCAATGCTCCCAAATGGGGTTGGGGTTCAGGCAGAGGCGCCATCGGCTTTCAAAATCCAGCCAGATGAGCCATGCAGGAACACTCAAATCCCATGATCTCTTATCAACATCAGCAATTTCGTCACTCCCATCGTCTAAGGACTTAAATATACGATGGGCTCCACCGCGAACCCAAGCCATCCCGACTTTCGTAGGAATATCTTCGAAACTGGCTAGTTCAGCGGCGAGGGAGGGACCAAAAAAGTACCTATGGATAAGTTGGTAAGCCAAAGGCATGGCCCAGATTAAGCGCAAGCGCCCCTCTCGGATCTTTTCAATCTTGTGTGGTTCAGGCTTCACGAAGAGTCGGACTGTCGGGGG